GAATAAGTTCAATATTTTGTGCATTCATATAATTTGGTTCGCCTATTAAAGGATGATACTGTACTGCTCCTGGTCTTGGATCACAAAAAATAATTGGGCCTTGTTCGGCTCCGTATGTTTCAACGTAATACACAGCTGATAAAACACAGTTACCATGCACATGAGTATTATTAGATCCTCCAGGAGGATTAACATTGGCCCACGCACCGCCTTCTGAAAAAAATTTTCTATCTTCCAGCTTCCATCCCATTGCTTTTGCAAAAATAGGAGCAAAATCTTTTGCAATAATATTTGTTAATTTTTTTAATTTTCCTTTGTGTGTTGGTCTAGAATGCCAACCACCCATATTAGATTTAATAACACCTGGATCTTGGTCCATCCATTTTAAAATTTCTTGTCTAACTTCATCATTAATAGATTTATATTTTTCTTTTAAATTAAAATGCATTGCCAGGGTGGCAAACATTAATTGCCCATTCATTTTAGGTTTAGGCTCCAGAACTACCTCCTGTTGGAAATGCTTTTACATTAAAAGAAATACAACGTCTTTCTCCTTTACCACGAAATGGCATTACCGAATGACCAAGCCAAGCTGGAAACAAATACATATGCCCTACTTCAGGAAGTTTATTTTGTGTCATTCCAAAACGAAGTGACATAGCATCATATTCCCTGTTGTTATGAAAGGTTAACCATCCATCTGGTTCGGATTCTTTTTTAATTTGTGGAGGAACGCGTAAATAAATTATGCCGGAAAGAGTGCCACTATGAGTGTGAACAGGGTTGTAATCTCCAGCGTACTGAGATACAATCCAGCCTTTTTGAAAAGTTAAATCAAAAGTTTTCCACATATTTATAGCTCTACCATCAAGTAAAGCACTTCCTTCAATGTAACCTTTACATGCTTCTAAAATTCCTGTTTCGACAAATTTTTTAAAATATCCTTGTCTAGGAACAGCAATCTGCTGCCCTTCATGAATTTTTCCTGCTAACTGTCCTGAGTGATCTTCTTTGTCTTCAGCGTGTAGAAGTTCGGTTGTTATCATATCCAGTTGAACAATCACATCTTCTGGTAAAACAATGTGACAGATAGGAAGAGGAAATAAATATTCTATCTTCGCTTGGACTGTAGTCTCATCCGTCTTATCTTGAGCCATTCAAACCTCCTTCCAATTAAAAAACCTAAAGCAAAAACTGCTCCGATTGCTATAATATGCCAAAAAATCATGTTATTGGTGTCCTCCATTTTTTTGTTATGTTCTTATCTTGAGTAGGCATTATCCATGAAGGAAATGCATTCGAAGATAAAAGTAAGGGCTCGTCCCCCATCTCTTGTGCATAACGTGATAATCCTTTTTTCACTCCTATTTCTGCAAAATCATCTCCTGTTATAATCCCTGCTGGTTTTAATTTTTTTCTCCAGGCTTTTATATCTTGATACACATTTTCTTCATCATGTGCTGCATCAATCATCACAAAATCAAGAGATCCATCTTTATAATCTTTGGCAGCTTCCACAGATGTTTTGCGTACTATGTTAATAATATGTTTTACGGGTTTAATATTTTTTAAAAATTGTCCGTACAAATCTTCTTTTTTTAAATTAGATAGTTGATAATAAACATTTTCATCTATCTTCCCTTCTTGAAATTTTTTTTCTATTTCTTCTTTTGATAAATTATGTTCCCATGATCCTTCCCAAGTATCCACGCAATCAAATCGTATTTTCTTTCCCGTGTTATGAATGTTTGTTGCCATGTAAGCTGAACTTCTTCCTTTCCATGATCCTACTTCCACAAAGTGAGCACCATCTTCAAACCAGGCTAAAGCTCTATCATAAACATCAGCATAATTAAACCATCCTTGAATATTAAAATAAAAATGATTTATTTTTTGTTGATTGTCCACGGTATTCCCTTCTCTTCCATTTCTTTAATAGCATCCTTTAAATCATCATTTTTTCTGAGTAAAGATATTGTTTTAATTTGTTCTTGGAAGTTTCCTGTAAATTTAGCCCCTCCTTCGTGACGCATGTTTGCTGTACATAATGCCCAAATCTCTCGGCCCACGGCCCGTACCCGTTCACAAAACGCGAAATCTTCGCCAAGTCTGTGTCCTGATGGGAGGGTTAGGACATCAAAAAAACCGAAAAGGTTTTTAGTTTTGTGAACATCAAGGTAGGGCTTTACCCTTTGCGGATATGGTGCTGTAACTAAGGAGGAAAATACTTCACGGTTAATCAGCATCATTCCCGTTGGAGCTCTTTTTACACGGAGAAAACCTTCCTTATCAGGAAGGAGATTGTTAGTGCCCCAATTTCCAGCTGATTCATCCCCACCACTTTTGCTATCTTCAAAGACAACATTGTAGGTTAAACCAGCTGTTGAATAATCCGCTTCGGGATCCTGTGTAATTCTAAATTCCTGCCACGCCCAGTCGATTGATTTATTCGGGTAGGGCGCGACAGCGACATCCTTGTCCGCTTTTAAAAGCTTCTCCAGGGTTTCCACTCCAAAGGCAACGTCAGCGTCGACGAAAAGTAAATGAGAATAATTGGCGTTGTCATTAAGGAATTCTGCTACACATTTATTTCTCGCTTCTGTAATGATAGCATTGTTACCCAACCAGTAAAAACGTAAAGGAATATTGTTGGTCGCAGCCCACGACTGTACATTGATCATGGACTGCATAAAGTCTACAGTGACAAGGTTCCCAAAACAAGGAGCTGTTATGAAAAGTGAATGAGGAGAAATAGAATCAGGCTTCTTCCGTAATTGGTTTAACCCTTTTGTCGACATTAGCCCTCCTATATTTCTTTTTATTCTTTACTACTCTTAAGCGATAAAGAGGAGTAAACAAATCCTTTGCCACCGGATTAGAAGTTCTTTTTATCCTATTTTTTTGTAATTTCCCATCTAAATTTTGGTTCTTTGACATTTTCTTGTTTTTCCCTTCCTGCCCTGGTTTGCCAACCCTTGAGATGATCTCCAAATCCCCTGGTAGCCCCTATCATGCGCCATCCTGTGGCGCGAACGGATCCTCCGTCCTCTTTTTCGAATGTATAGGTAATCATTCGTTTTCCGCCCATTTGCTGCCATATTCTCCAACAGCGCCCATAAAGGAAGCTGCAAGCGTTCTTTGGAGCGTCTGGTTTGGCGCAAAGCCTCGTTATTTCGGCCGTCAGGCCGTTATCCAGCTTCCTTGCTACTGGTCTACCCACTATTCCTACAGCTACTAGGTCCGAATTACTGATACAACCGACCGCGAACCGCGCACCTTGTACTCTTTTATTATGCCTGTGATATTTTTCAACAAATTCATTGGCAGCTCTGATGGTGATGGGAATAATTTCTAAAGTCAGAATTTCTCCTATATAGTTATGTCAGAATTATTTTATAAAATATTTTTAAAGATTTGAAAATATCATTCAACATATTCAACATTAATAAATAAGGTATATATTCTGTCATTTATAGCAACAAATATAGTGTTGAATGTACTTTTATTCTATTCAACACATTCAACAACACTTTTCACTTTTCATTGAAATATAAGGAAATATATATAAAATTACTCTGATATATCTATATAGGAAAAATTAATGAATTTATCTCAAGACATGTATGAAGCTTTGGCTTTAAGATATAGAGCCATTATTGCTGAATCTAAAGCGACTATTAATATTTATTTTGCTAATCCTGTTGGGATTGGGGAACATCCTCAGCATTTAGAAGAAATTGATAAATTATGTGAAAAAATTGCTGGAGCGGAAGATAAATTGAGTGCGCTGCAAAGACATTTTGATCAATATGCCAAAATATAAAAAAACTGAAAAACTTACACCTATGCAACTTCGTTATGCTCATAACTTAGTATTTGGTGAAGGTAAAATTACAGGAGCTGAAGCTGCTCGTCAGGCAGGATATTCTGAAAAAATTGCAAGACAAGTATCTTATCAGCTTCAAAACCCTAATCAATACCCAAAAGTTGTAACTTACATAAAAGAATTAAGAGAAGAACAACAAAGAAAAAATGAAACAAATTTAGGTGTACACATGAGAGATCTTAAAGAATTAAGAGATGGTGCTAAAGATAGTGGGCATTGGTCTGCAGCTGTGAATGCAGAAAAAATTAGAGGTCAGGCTGCAGGGTTACATGAAAAAACAACAACTGTTTTACATGGAACTATTGATGGAATGAGTAGAAAAGAAGTAGAGGAGCGGCTTAAAGAAATTGTAGATTTCCACTCCCCTTTAATAGATCATATTACTGTTGAAGATGTTACTTCTAAAAAATCTCTTAAGAAGTAATTTTTTCAATCAATCTTGCTAATTTTTCCATTAACCAATACATAACTCCCTTTCTCCTTTCTTTTTGACATTTACAAATTACATAGGATTCTTCTAATTCCCATCTAACTGTAAAAAAACCTTTATTATTACAAATACGGCACATTTAAATACCTCCAAAGTAATCCTCTCTTAAAATTAAAATTATTTCTTTTAGTTTTTCTGTATAAAAAGGATCTTCAGCATATCCTTCTAATGCATCTATAAGTTTATCATAATCAACTTGTCTTGTAAAAAATACTTGTTTAATTCTTTCCTCTCTAAACTTTTCAAAATGACTTCCTGTGTTTAATAAATTTACATAATCATAAACTGACTCACATTTTCTTCCGTACATTTTCATTAAAACATCAGAATTTAGTGATTTAATATGAGGTTCGGTCGGGTCAGTTTGAATAATTCCGTAAAAATTATTGGCTTCTCGGGCAAAACGACTTTCTCCCCAATTTGATTCAAGAATAGCCTGTGCTGTACTAATCAGCACAGGTACTCTTTTTGCGGGAGGAACACTTGTGTTAACAACTATTGTGCACTCCGCAATACCTCTTACAAACAGTTGTTGTTTATCAGTAGAATATTCAAAGTCAAAACTTTGTAGTAAAGTACTGCATAAAGTTAATAGTGTTGCACAAATTTCCTTCATCATAGAAGTCTACTCTCTTTTCAACCTTGTGTCCAGATTCCACATGTCAATATCAACTTTAACAATACGACCAGCTTCATCTTTGTATCCCCATACTTGATATAAACCATCACCGAATCCACTTAAAAAATGAACACATGCTCCGGGCATTTTACTTTGGGGAAAGTTTGAAGAATTAACACCTCTTTGATTTTTTTGAGAAATATCATTATAACTAAAAGGTGTTGCCTTGGATTTAGGATCATAATCTTCCTTTTTCCAATGCTCATCAACTCGACAGGGATCAGTTATCATTAACTGACCACTATCAACCGCTACATGTCCTAAACTAACTCTTTCCATATTTACCTCCTTATTTATGATCATACAGATTAATATTTGCTTTAGTTTTAGCTCTGATTGTTTTCTGACAAGGAATACAACCAGAAAAGTATGTTCCATCTTTTCTTTGATAAAACATACGATTAGGTTTTAATTTTCTACACACATAACAAGTTTTGCTCTTTTCTGTTTTGCGTAAAGGAGCTGACCTTGATACCAAAAGTGTAGGTTTAATTGGCATTTCCGGAAATATAGAAGCTTTTCTGGATGCCAATCTTTTAAAAAATTCAACCATATTTTTTTGAGAATTTCTTAATTTAAAAGTAGTATTTCCCATTTTATATGTTTTGAATCTTGTTCCATTTTCTGGAGCATTTTTTACTAGAACCATTAAGCGTTCCAACCAAAAATTTTTATTTGGATCTTTGTATTTTCTTATAGTCCAATGATATCCTGCTCCTTGATGTTTAAGTGCGTTACTCATTTTTCCTCCTCATCTATTATATCAATAAGTGCTTGAAGTTCGTCTTCAATCGGATGATCAGGCATACCACATACCCAATCAATTTTTTGATTGATTTTTAAAGCCTCTCGAATTCTTTGTAGCTTTTTCGTTGCTAAATTTTCTTTCTCTTCAAAATAAATTTTATCAACTTCAGCTGTTGCCAATAAAGTTCCTAATTGATAAGAAAAAACATCATATGTATCTTTTTTAAAAGTAACTTTAACAGCAATAGTTTTTGTGTTATCCTTATTTTTTATATGCCAAGTCCAAACTCCGTTTTCGCAACTGGCGTCATATTTATCAAAATTAATTTTCATAATTTCTTCCTTTCTAAATTATCCCATTTATTTACAATAGTTTAATCACAATGTCAAAAGAATCTTTGTTTTGGAAATCCTTGAAAAACAACATAAATGATGTTTTTTGGACAAGAATTGAAAATAGGGCTGGGGGTGGAATTCCTGATGTTTTTGGCTGTTATAATGGAGTATCAATTTGGATAGAATTAAAGCAAACAAAATATTACAAAGTGTTACTATCGCCTTTACAGGTAGCGTGGCATCAAAGATATGCCAAAGCTGGCGGAAACTCTTATATTTTTGTTAAAAAACAGTCCGAGAGCCTCTTAAAGAGATCTCTCTATTTATATAGAGGGAAAGACTCCCTTATATTAGCGAAAAATGGTTTAAAACACCCTTCCCTTAAAACCTTCCCTTATCCATATGATTGGAACGAGGTTCGAGGTTCACTGTTCGAGTAATTACTGAAGTCACTCCCAAAATTACTGAACTACTCCCCCAATAATTACTGAACTAACTCCCTTTCTATATGAATCACCTTCAGCTTTACTATGCAGCCTGAGCTCAAGCTGCATCCAGGTGAAGGATCCGCGGGCCCGGCATCAGGAATTACTGAACTACTCCCCAAGATCTAGTTATTACTGAACTCACTCCCCACTATATCTAGTCTTCTTTATCCATACTTCGCCCCAGGCACGTGCAGCTGCTGGTAAGGTGAAGCTGTGCCAGTCCGCAGCTGGTACTTTAGGAATTACTGAAGTAACTCCCACATATTGTAGGTCAACGGTTCGCGAACTACTATATGTAGTATTCTATTATATGAATCAGCTTCTCTTCCCGGACAGAGCTGCCAGGGACCTGAGCTGGTAAGCTGAAGTATTTTATTTTACAGCTTGATTATGGGAGAAAATGGGACTATATGAAGTTACTGAGATAACTCCGCCCTTCCTGAGCGGAGTTTTTTAGAAAGGAATTTAGGTCATGTTATATTATATAATGGAGCTGCTTGCCAGGCTGCTGGAGAAGCTGTCACCGCGGGGATGGTAAGCCAGGAATTACTGAGGCAACTCCACGCTTCAAGGAATTACTGAGATGAATCCACGCTTTATGTTATTCTAATTAATAACGGCGTCTTCAGGACATGCAAAGCTGGCGAAGGCAAAAAATCCTGCGGGAATGCTTAAAAAATCAACAGAAATAAAAGGTAATTATCCCATGTTTTTAGGTATTATTTCCTTGCGATTTTTTCTTTTTACCCTTACAAAATAAGAATGATTAAAAGTTTAAAAATTTCAATAGTACAAGGACATAGTTTTACGAGGTGTCTGTCTTTTTTAGATTAGTAGATTGTTACTCTTTAATATCGTGAATAAGAAATAATATTTTTTCAAGCGACTTTCTTAATTTTAAAAATAGAAAGTGAGGGCTTTATGCCTAATGAAGAAGCAGAAAGTAATACAATTATTTGTGAATGGTGTAATCAAAGTACACCTAGTTCTCTAATTTCAGAAAATGAATTTTGGAATTTATCAAATGTTTGCATTACTTGTAGTGATAATGATTTTCGTTATTCTGAGAGATGTGATGTCTATGTTGCCTTAGATGATTGGGACAGTTCAGAACATGACTACGAAGACGATTATGAAGACGAAGAAGAAAGAGACGAATATGTTTTTAATTATAGTAGACGAGTTAGTTCTAAAATTCATAGAATGAAATATGAAAAACCTTATGCTAATGAGTTAACTATAGGAATAGAATTAGAGGTACAATTAAGAGACAGTTCGAATTTAAGTAGAAATGATATTGCCTACAGTTTACAATATGAGGTTTTAAAAGACTTTGTTATTTGTAAAGAGGACGCAAGTATCGGCTATGGTTTTGAAATTGTTTCTAGTCCAGCTACTTTTGACTATCATAAATATAAATGGAATAATTTTTTTAATTCAGAAGAAATTAACAATTTAAAATCTTTTAGAGATAGTACAACAGGGTTGCATATTCATGTCGGACAAAGTTTTTTTTCTAGGTTGGCTGTTGGTAAAATGCTTTATTTTATTAATAGTGAACAAAACAGAAAATTTTTAGATTTGGTTAGCGGACGAAAAGAAACTAACTATTGTCATAGAAATTCATCTTTAAAAATTAAAGATGTAAAAACTTATAGAGATAGAGGTGCTTTGAATATCTTTGTTCACCATTCACCAACGCATGAGTTTAGATTGTTTAACGGCAATATTAAAAAAGCATCTTTCTTTAGATGTTTAGAGTTTGTTGTTTCATTATCTAACTTTGTAAAAACTGAATGCTCTACGATTAATCCTAATTATATAGACTTTATTTCATATGTTAGGGTTAATAATTTTCATTATCCTTATCTTACAAATTGGTTGTTAGATAAGAAATATTTAAAAAACATAAAACATAAGACAATGTTTTATGACAAAAAGAAAGCGAGAAAAGTATGTGTTTAATAATAGTAGGCAATAAAAATAATGTTGTTAAAGAAAAAACAATATTAGAAAATGCATTATCAAGTAATTCAGACGGCTTTGGTTTAATGTATTTTAAAAATGATGATGTTGTATCTAAAAAAACTTTAAGCAAAAGTTTTGACGATATAAAAAATTTAATTCAATCTGTCTTTAATGATATTGATGAAGATAGTAAATTAGGTTTGCATTTTAGATTTGCGACACAAGGAACAAAAGATAAAATTAATTGTCACCCTTTAACAGTTCTTTCAAAAAAAGAACATGGTCGTTCAATCAAGTTAATGCATAATAGCCCAATGTTACCAACTGCAATCATTGACAAAGATAGATCGGATACTCATCAATTCGTAAAATATTATCTTCGTCCTGTTTTAAAATCTAATCCAGATTTAATTTATAATCAAAAGTGGTTAGAACAATTAAATAGAGATGTAGATAATTCAAGGTTAGTATTTGCAGACGGCAAAAGTAAAACTTTTATTTATGTAAATAAAAAACTTTGGACGAAGAAAAACAAAGTCTGGTATTCAAATGAAAATAGTTTTGAGACTAGAACATTTGGGTTTAATTCTGGTTATAGTTATGGAAATTATAAAAGTAATTATGATTTTTGTTATGAAGACGATAACAAAGAAGATTTAAATTATAATACTAAACAATTAGATTTTAATGGTTATGAAAGTTTAGATGATTATTTAGACTTACCATTAGATGAAGAATTATTATCAAAACTTGATGAAAATCAATTAAAAGATTATGTTTCTAAAAATCAAAATGAGGTTGTTAACTTTTTAGAAATACTTAAATATGATTATCTAGGTTATGATAGTTAAAGATTAACCAAGCCGTTTGGTTATGACTGAAAGTCGCTTGAATAAATATTATTTCTTTCACTAAGTTAAAACGCTGAGGTTATTCCAGCCCTTAGGTACTTACATTTAATTATCAAATTCAATTAACTTTTATTTTTACCCCAACCCCCTAAATACTAAGAAAGGTTCTCTCTGACTAGGTCTGTACTCCTGATTGATATAAACAGTATATATGATAAAAGATTCAAAATGAAATTAGATCCTAAGAAACTAGAGCATATTTCAGACCAGGACCTTAAAATATTGCTACGCAAACTAGAACTTGAGTTTCAAACAAAAACTCAAAATGAATTTTTAATGTTTGTAAAATCAGTATGGCCTGACTTTATTGAAGGAAAACATCATATTAAGTACGCTAATCAGCTTCAAAAAGTAGCAGATGGTACCTTAAAACGATTAATTGTTAATATGCCCCCTAGACATACAAAGTCAGAATTTGCCTCATACCTATTTCCTGCTTGGTTTGTTGGTAGGAATCCTAAAGCAAAAATAATGCAAACTACACATAATGCAGAACTTGCTTTTCGTTTTGGTCGTAAGATGAAAAATTTAATTGATTCTCCTGATTATAGAAAAGTTTTTCCAGATGTAAAACTTGCTGCAGATTCTAAGGCCGCTGGCCGTTGGGATGTAAGTGGGGGAGGAGAGTATTTCGCAGCTGGTGTAGGAGGTTCAATAACGGGACGTGGTGCGGATTTATTAATTATTGATGATCCACATTCTGAGCAAGATGCATTAAGCGATACAGCTTTAGATAGTGCATATGAATGGTACACCTCTGGACCACGACAACGTTTACAGCCAGGAGGAAGTATTGTTATTGTGATGACCAGATGGTCAACCAAAGATCTTACCGAAAGGTTGCTACGCAACCAATCAGAGCCTTTAGCCGATCAATGGGAAGTAATTGAGTTTCCTGCTATTCTACCAAGTGGACAATCTCTTTGGCCTGAGTACTGGACACCAGAAGTATTAAACCAGACTAAAGCCTCGCTGACCGAGGCTAAATGGCAGGCACAATATCAACAAAATCCTACATCTGAGGAAGGAGCTCTTATTAAGCGTGAATGGTGGCAACGCTGGGAGAAAGAAGATATTCCTGATTTAATGCATATTATTCAATCTTACGATACAGCTTACAGCAAAAAAGAATCTGCAGACTTTAGTGCTATAACAACTTGGGGTGTATTTAAACCCGTGGAACACGAACCGCCGGCCATGATTCTTCTTGATGCACGAAAAGGTCGTTGGGATTTTCCTGAGTTAAAAAGAGTCGCCTTAAAACAATATAAGTACTGGGAGCCCGAGACAACTATTATTGAAGCCAAAGCATCCGGAATGCCTCTTACTCATGAACTTCGACAAATAGGAATTCCCGTGATTAACTTTACACCAAGCAAAGGAAATGATAAGCATACCCGTGTAAACGCATGTTCAACATTATTTGAATCTGGAAAGGTATGGGCACCTGATGAACGCTGGGCGGAAGAAGTTATTGAAGAATGCGCTGCTTTCCCTTATGGTGATCATGATGATTACGTTGATACCGTAACACAGGCATTAATGCGTTTTCGACAAGGAGGGTTACTGGCGTTACCCGACGATTATGATGACGAACCTGTGGAGCGTGAGGAGAGAGAATATTACTGATGGCAGAACAACCAATTAGACCCGAAGTAGAAGTTGAAGATTTAGTTATTGAAGATTCTGCTAATATTGAAATTCAACAGCCAGGAGCTGTGACTCAAGAAAATGTAGAGATGATGGAAGATGGCTCGGCTATTGTTAACCCAGAAGAGATGACCGCGGCTCAAGGAGATTTTGGTCTTAACCTGGCAGAAGTGGTAGAAGAAACAGAACTTAATAAAATGGCGGATGATTTATTTGGTTTATATGATGAAGATAAATCTAGTCGCGGTGATTGGGAAAAAGCTTACGTTGATGGATTAGATCTTTTAGGATTTAAATACACCGATAGAACACAACCGTTTACAGGAGCGAGCTCCGTTACCCACCCTTTACTAGCAGAAACAGTTACACAATTTCAGGCGCAAGCCTATAAAGAATTACTCCCAGCTGATGGGCCGGTGAGAACACAGATTGTTGGCGAAATTAACCCTCAGGTTCAAGAACAAGCTAACAGAGTTAAAGACTTCATGAACTATCAGATCATGGATGTCATGGAAGAGTATGATCCCGACATGGACCAATTACTCTTCTTCCTCCCGCTCGCTGGCAGTGCGTTTAAAAAGATTTATTATTCAGATTTAAAACAACGTGCTGTCGCCGAGTTTATTCCAGCCGAAGATATCGTGCTGCCTTATTTAACAACAGACATTCAATCGTGTGAGCGTGTTTGTCATGTTGTAACTATGATGGATAATGAATTACGAAAAAAACAAGCTTCTGGTTTTTTCCGTGATATTGATATTAAACCTTCTTTACCAACCGACAGCGACATTCAAAATAAATATAACGACTTAGAGGGAACGAATGAAGAAACATCTATGGATGTTTATAATCTTTTAGAATTTCACGTGGATTTAGATCTAGTGGGATTTGAAGATCCAAGTGGTGTTAAGGTTCCTTACATTGTAACTATTGACAAAGGCTCTAATAAAGTATTGTCCATATATCGTAACTGGAATCCTAATGATCCCCTTAAAAAGAAAATACAATATTTTGTACACTATAAGTTTTTACCTGGTCTTGGGTTTTATGGCTTTGGCCTTATCCACATGCTCGGCGGATTATCAAGAACTGCAACAGCAGCCCTCCGTCAGCTTATCGACGCTGGTACGTTGTCCAATCTCCCTGCAGGTTTTAAAGCAAGAGGGTTGCGAATTCGGGATGACGATAATCCCCTTCAACCAGGAGAGTTTAGAGATGTCGACGCCCCCAGTGGAAATCTTAGAGAAGGATTAGTTCCTTTACCTTACAAAGGTCCTGATCAAACTTTATTTCAACTATTAGGTTTTGTTGTTCAAGCAGGTCAAAAGTTTGCTGCTATTGCTGATCAAAAAATGGGTGAAGGCTCACAAGCAAATCCAGTTGGCACAACCATGGCATTAATTGAACGTGGAACAAAAGTGATGAATGCAATTCATAAACGTTTGCATTACTCACAGAAAAAAGAATTTAAATTATTAGCAAGAGTTATTCAATTATATCTTCCACCGGAATATCCTTACATGGTTAAGGGTGGAAATCAAATGATCAAACAACAAGATTTTGATGAACGGGTAGATATTATTCCTGTTTCTGATCCTAATATTTTTTCTATGGCGCAAAGAGTTACCCTGGCACAAACACAAATGCAAATGGCTCAAGCAGCTCCAGAATTACATAACATGTATGAAGCTTATAGAAGAATGTATATGGCTCTTGGCGTAAGAGATATTGATGTTATCTTACCTCAACCACCTAAACCTGCGCCTTTAGATCCAGCGAGGGAAAATGCAAATGCTTTAGCAGGACAAAAATTAGAAGCTTTTCCTCAACAAGATCATGAAGCCCATATGGATGCACACCGTGCTTTTATGAGTTCAGTACTGGTTAGACAAAATCCTCAAGTTATGTCTATTTTACAAGCCCATATTTCTGAGCATATTTCTTTATTAGCAACCGAACAAGTTCAAGAAAAAATGAAAGAACAAATAGCAGCTCAACAACAGATGATGATGCAGGCTCAACAGAACCCTCAAATGCAACAACAGGCACAGCAAGCGCAACAAATATTAGATATAGAGTTATCGAAGATGGTAGCTATTATAGTAGGTGAAATAACTAGCAAAATGTTAGCCGAAGAAGAGGAAATGTTACAGTCACAATCGCAAGATCCTCTTGTAGACCTAAAACAACAAGAAATTGACCTTCGAGAAAAAGATATTCAACGCAAAGCCATGGAAGAACAACAAAAATTAGAGTTTCAAAACAAAAAATTAGGTCAAAATACTGATATGCAACAAGAAAAAATTCAATCTCAAGAAGATATTGCACAATTAAGAGCAAATGTTAACTTAGAGAAGATGGATAAAGACATTCGTAACAAAAATATTGACTTGAAAGAAACTCAAATTCGTGGAAGAGATAAATAATGGTTAAATTTACTCCTGAACAGATAAAAAATTTGCAAAAAATGATGAAATTGCAAAAGCAACAAAAAAATGCCAAAGCAAGATCTATTGATCCTCAAAATATTAATAAATCTTTGATGGCTAAGTTGATAAAAAGTCAAAAACTAAAACGCCCAGGGATTAATCCTTTGCAGATGGCAGCTAAAGGGGGTAGTATGTCCCTAAAATCAGCTTTTAAAGAAGTTAATCGTAACGAACCTAAGGCTGTTAAAAAAACAAGGAAGAAACATGGCAAACGACGAGCCCAAAAACAAAAAATTGCCATTGCTTATAGTAAGGCTGGAAAAGGTAGACGACGTGGCTGAAGCTGATAAGAAAGAAATGGATATTTTATTACATAAATGCTATGACTTGCTTAATCATTGCATAGAACAGCAAGTTTCTGTTGATCCAATGATGATCGGTGCAGCATTTATGACCGCAGCTCGACAAATCTATGTAGATACGGTTGGGCTTCAACAAACTCAAGACTTGTTTCAAGTATTTACGGATCAAGTAATTGGAGATAACAACCAAACGATACACTAATGAAGAAGATAAAAAGATTAACACTAACAATACCTCCGAAACGAGGACCAATGCCCCAGGGCATTAAAATAAACTACGCGAAACAAGGACCAAGGAGAGTAAAAAATGGGTAAAATTACAACTGAAAAAGCTAAAGAATTAGGCCTACCTACTAATAAAGGACAAGTATATTCTTTAAATAAATTAACAGGAAATATAAAATTAATTAGTTCTCAAGAAGAAGCATATGAACATGGTTTGCCTGTGGATGAAGGTCAAAAATACAAAATTAATAAAAAAACTGGAAAAGTTGTTAAACTTAATTCCAAAGGCGGCGCGATAAAAAAATATTCACATGGCGGATCAGTCCATACTGGAACGGGTCACGCTTTAACATACAAACGATAATAGGAGGTTGTGCAATGGGTAAAAACAATGTTACAAGTCTAACAGGTGTTAAACCGAGTAGTGACTGGAAACGAGGAACTGGTAAAGCAGAACCTGGAACAGTTATTAAAGGTAACTCGTACGCGAGAAAAGGAACTGTCTCTACGACAAAAGCAGAGGCTATTTCTGTTCCGCAGTTTCCTTTAAAATCCAAACTCACTAAAGGACAAATGGGTGCGGCGATTAAAGGTGGCAAATATGAATGGACATAGGAGGTTAATATGAAACTTTTATCAGATCTATGGGATCACTTAAAAGAGTGGGCTGATTGGAGCATGAAAGATTGGATTAAAGCTGGTATAGTAGCTATAATTGTAATCATAGTTATCGGTGCTATCTAAAAAATGGTTCTAGGAATAATATCAAATTTAGTAGGGGGAAAAGACGGAGCGCTTAAACAAGTGGCTTCCGTCATTGATTCTCTTCATACCTCAGAAGAAGAAAAACTTGATAAAAAAATTCTTATGCAACGCATTCAACAAAAGCTTGCAGAAAAACAATTAGATGTTAATGCAAAGGAAGCCAGCCACCGCAGCGTATTCGTTGCTGGCTGGCGACCTGCTATAGGCTGGGTAGGAGCCTTTGCACTAATGTTCGAATTTATTTTGTCGCCATCTATTGAATGGTATGCAAAATTTTCTGGAATGGAATTAGCCGCTCCGGAAATTCAAACTGGGCCCTTACTAGCAATCGTCACCTCTATGCTCGGAGTTGCCGGCATGAGAAGTTTCGAGAAGGCAAAGGGACTAACTAAATAGGAGAGAGTATGGTTGGTAGTGTAACAACTAGAGGGCAAGGAGTAATTATGCCTGGAAAAAGAAAAACTACAACTACTTATGCCAAAGGTGGAAAAGTAGGAAAGAAAAAACAAGGCTACAAAGCTAGAGAAGATGAATCTATTGCAATGCGTAGAAGAAAAAAACGTACTAAAAAACAACTTAAAGCATCAAGGGATGAATCTTATGGTAAATTTGGTAGCAAAAAAAGAAAACCACGTGGTGGTGGAAAGATTAATGTTTGATTATGAACAATCTTTGTGAAAATTGTGGTCATGCATGTCATTGTTCCAATGGTGGATCATGTACAAGTTGTGATTGTAAAAACTGTGAGCATAAATAATGGCAAGTACAGTTGCTAATGTAAGCTTAAATGTTCAAGTAACAGAAAATGTTGTACTTAATGGTGAAGACCATGGATCATCTAACTCTGTTGCTATTACTGGTATCAATGAAGTATCAAAACGTATTATGAATTTAACAGCTAATACGGATATTACGTTGGCCACATTTTCCACAGGTCCTGCAGCAGGACAATTCATAACATCAAATGTTAAATATGTGCGCATTACAAATTTAGATGACGCTAATCCAGTAAATATTAATTTGGGTGGTGCAGCTGAAAATGTATGGGTATATCTGGACTGGGGAAGATCTTTTATTCTTTCTCAACCAGGAACAGCTATAGATGCTGTGGCTAGTGGAACCGTCGGAACGGCCAGTCTAGCTGATGTAACAACTATAACCGCAAATACTGCAAATGCTTCTAACGCTATTGATGTGGAGGTCTTCGTTGCTTCTAGTTAATGGGTTATCCTAAAAAACATAGGGGACGCCGAAAAATTGGATCCAAAAAAAGAAGAAATAGACGTCGTATTCGTTTAGGTTTGCGCATTAGAAAGAGAAAAAAATAATGGATGGAATACATTTAGCTGAATTAATTTATAGAGCTATTAGACAAAAGAAAGAACAAATTACAGAAGTTACCATGCAAGGGGTTGAAGACTTTGCAAAATACAAGTATATGGTAGGACAGCTTCATTCTTTAAATGGTTTGGAGCAGGACATTAGAGATATTATGAAAAGAGAGGAAGACAGTGAGTAAATTAATATTACCTAAACACGAAGCTATTGCACGTGAAAAGAAAAAAGAAAAAGATGAAATGGCTAAGATTCCAGATCCAACAGGATGGAGAATTGTCATTTTACCTCATAAAGGGGTTGAAAAAACCAAAGGAGGTGTGATACTATCCGACACACTTATTCAAGAGCAACAATGGACAACTAACGTAGGACTTGTTCTAAAGTTAGGACCCATGGCTTATGGAGATAAGGATAAATTCCCAACTGGTCCTTGGTGTAAGGAAAAAGATTGGGTAATCTTTGCCAGATATGCTGGTTCAAGATTAAAAATTGACGGCGGGGAACTTCGTATCTTAAATGATGATGAAATACTTGGTGTCGTTGACAGTCCAGATGATGTGTTAAATGCATCTCTGCACTCATAATCATAGAGGAGTATAACTATGCCAGAAGCGCAAGAATCTATCAACAACAACGTTGATAAGCCTATTGTTGATATTGATACATCAGGCCCGTCAGTTAATGTTGCTGTTGAAGAAAAAAAAGAAGAAGAAGACAAAGTGGAAGTCCAAGAAGATACTACGGTAGAAGAAGTTAAAACAACTCAACAACCTAAAGATGAATTAGATACTGTTAGTGATGGTGTTCAAAAAAGAATTGATCGTCTAACATGGAAAGTTCGAGAAGCTGAAAGACGAGAAAAAGCAGCTACTGATTATGCCAAATCTGTTCAACAAAAATTAAAAGCCAACGAAGATAAGGTTCAACAACTTGATCAAGGTTATGTAAATGAATTTAAAAGTCGTGTTGAATCTCAAATTGCTACGGCAAAAAATCATTTAAAATTAGCTATTGATGCAGGAGATTCTGAAAAACAAACAGAAGCTCAAACTGTATTAGCGCAATTAGCGGCTGATCAAAATAGAATAAAAAGTTTAGAGGCTCAACAAACTAAGATAGAAAAACAAAAAAAAGAAGTTCCGGTTAATCCTCAAACAGCAGCTCCAATACAACAACCTACAGCTGCTCCTCCAGACCCAAAAGCTCAAGCATGGGCTCAAAGAAACCCGTGGTTTGGAAAAGATGATGCTATGACATATACTGCTTATTCATTACATAAGAAGCTGACAGAGCAAGAAGGATTTGACCCGAACTCAGATGAGTACTATAGTGAAATTGATAATCGAATTAAAAAAGAGTTTCCCCATAAATTTGGGGATAATACTACCAGTAGTGACAGACCCGTCCAGGCTGTTGCATCTGCATCCCGAACATCAAGCAAATCTGGACGCAAAACCGTGAAGTTATCGCCAAGCCAAGTCGCTATTGCGAAAAAACTTGGAGTATCTTTACAAGAATATGCCAAATACGTGAAGGAGTAGGCTATGACAAAAAATATAAATAAAAAATCTCCTGCTAAGTCAACTTTAGCAGATATAGAGATAGAAGAAGATATTGTTGTTGACAAAACTCCCCGCAATGCCAATCTGCGTGAGAAATCAATTCGACCGACAGAATGGAGACCACCGAATAATTTGGAGGCACCTCCTGCGCCCGACGGATATAAACACCGTTGGTTAAGGGCAAGTGCCAGGGGATACGAAGATAATCAAAATATTATCAGTAGGCTCAGACAAGGTTATGAACTTGTTAGAGCAGACGAATATCCAGACTGGGACCTCCCAACTCAAGAAGATGGGAAACATGCAGGTGTTATTGGAATTGGTGGCTTATTGCTTGCTCGTGTTCCGATTGAAGTTGTTGAGTCGAGAAATAAATATTTTTCAAGACAAACAACAGATCAAATGGAATCTGTGGATAGAGATCTATTCAAAGAAGAGCATAAAAGCATGCCTATCCATAAGGAAAGGCAAAGTCGTGTAACTTTCGGGGGATCTAGAGGAAAGAATGAGTCTGGAAACTAGAGAACTCGGATCATTTTTAGGAGTATATTATGGCTAATATAGATGCCGCTTTTGGACTTCGCCCAGCTAAAACGCTTGGTGCGACTTACAACAGCTCAGGCTTTAGCACCTATAAAATGGCAACCGACGCTGGTTCAGCAATCTACACAGGCAGTCTTGTGGTTTTACAAGCTAATGGATATATTACAACAGCAACCGATAATACGAGTGCTAATATCCTAGGTGTTTGTGGTGGATTTTATTACACTGATTCAGAAGGCAGTCCAAAATTTGCAAAATACTGGCCTGCTTCAACTGAGACATACAACGAAACAGATGTAGAAGTGAAAGTCTATGACGATCCTAATACTTTGTTTGAATGTCAATCAGTGGCTGGAACAACTGGTCAAGCCGTTATAGGAGCAAACGCTAATGCAGCTGGAAATGCAAACGGAAACTCGACTTCAGGACTAAGTTCATGCAAAATTGACGCGCCAAACGCGGCAGCTACTGCTGAACAGTTAAGAATTGTGGATGTAACCGCTGATGTCGACAACAATGATATATCGTCTAACAACGTAAACTTTGTTGTAAGAATCAACGAACATGCGTACACAACCTTAACAGGAATATAGGAGAATAAAAAATGGCTATATCAAGATCGCAACTGGTCAAAGAGTTAGAGCCAGGTTTGAATGCCCTATTTGGCCTGGAGTACGAACGCTATGACCGTGAGCATGAAGAACTTTATTCGATTGAATCATCTGATCGTGCATTCGAAGAAGAAGTAATGTTAGTTGGATTTGGTAGTGCAGGTGTAAAACCTGAAGGTAGCTCGATCGCTTATGATCAAGCACAGGAAGCTTTTACTTCCCGCTATACCAACGAAACTGTTGCTTTGGCATTCGCAATCACTGAAGAAGCAATCGAAGACAACTTGTATGATAGGCTTTCAGCTCGTTATACAAGAGCTTTAGCTCGCTCAATGGCTAACACAAAACAAGTGAAAGCTGCAGCGACTTTAAACAACTCATTTAGTGCTAGTTACCTTGGTGGTGACGGATCTATGCTTTGCACAACAAACCATGCTACTACGCAAGGTGGTGTTTTTGCAAATAGACCAACTACTGACGCTGACCTAAATGAATCATCTTTAGAAACTGGATTAATTGATATCGCAGGGTTTATTGATGAAAGAGGTTTAAAAGTAGCTGCTAAAGGAAGAAAATTAGTAATTCCTGTCAATACGCAATTTATTGCAGACAGAGTTCTAAACTCTCCTTTACAAAGCAACAGCGCAGATAATAACATCAACGCAATGAAAAATATGGGTATGATCCCTGAAGGATATGTGGTTAATCACTACATAACTGATACAGATGCATGGTGGCTATTAACTGACGTTCCAAACGGACTTAAAATGTTTGTGAGAGCCCCTATCGCAACCTCTATGGAAGGTGACTTCGATACTGGAAACGTTAGATATAAAGCGAGAGAAAGATACAGCTTTGGCTGGTCTGACCCTCGTGGAATTTATGGTACACAAGGAGGTTAAGTTTTTAACTTAATTAACTGCTTAAAGGGCGCTTTACAAAGCGCCCTTTTTGTTTTAAACAATAAGTACACCTAGTATTAATTTAGTTATGTAGACTGGCTAGGCAGACGGTATAGAGACTACGTAACGAAATGGTCTATACGACCAAAGGAGAATAATATGGCAGCAACTACTTTTAATGGACCGATAAGGTCTGAGGGTGGCTTTCAAATGGCTACTAAAAATGCAACAACAGGTGCAGTTACAACTAGAATGAGTTCAGGTATGCCTGATCTTACAAATTTAACTTTAGCTGACACAGCAACAGCAGCAAATATTTCTATTGCTGATGGAATTATTGCAGTTGTTAACTACACAGGTGCGGCAGCATGTGCTGTAGCATTACCGGCAGCAACTAGAGGTGCAATCGCGGTTTACGTTCAGTCTAAAGATACAGCTGGCGGAACTGCTACTCTCACTTTTGATGCAGCAGGATCTGATGTTTGGGCAACAGGATCA